CTGGAATAAATTGTGATTGTCTTTTCAGAAAATCACATTCGCCCGCTTCCAGATTCGGGGCCTCAGAGTCGCCTTTGTCTGGCGGAGTGATTTTGATTCCATGCTTCGCCATAAAAGCCTTATATGTCACGAAGTTAAAGTTTCGGTAGTTTTTATGTACAGTACCGATACAATCATCTCCGTAAAACATTGGGGAAACAGCATCTCTAAAATTGAGGACTTCGGGGTACATATCAAAGAATCCCATTCGCACATAAAAAGAATTTGCGATATTGTTAACCTGAACGGTTAAGGGATTTCCAGATGTATTCATGCTATACGCCTGGATTAATGTACCATTATAATCGATAAATGGATGGACGATATCAGCTACCATATTACGCATGACAAATAGTGAGTCATCGTCATATCCTCCCAACTGCGCAAGCTCGATCAAACTTGCATAAACGCCTGTTGTGACTTGGGAATTCATCCGAACATCATATTTCGAATAATCCCAGCCTACAGCGCCGTCGGTACCATATTTTTCCCAGTGTTTGGTAATCACTTCCCAATCGCTTCCAAATGCATTCATACCTACCGCCATTTCACTGACTTCAGGGTGTGAACACAAAAAACGAATAATTGGGAGAAAATACATGCGCATAGCAATTGTCATGCACACGTTGCCCGCTTGGAAAACACGGACTTTTTCGGAATCAAGAGGAGTTGGCTCATCCTTTAACGTCGCAGTTGTCACTGGATAAGCTCGTTCTTCTTTCTTCCAGCAGTTCATCAACCGGTCGAGTTCTTCTGTCACGATCTTATCTGGAATCCTATCTTTCAAGACTCCGTTTTCACGTACATCCTCAAACCATTTACTCTTCTTACCAAAAATGGGAAAACCCATACTGGTAGACATCTTGAGTGGAGTTAAAAACTGCTTTCCGTCGACGCCAAGGATCGACTCTCTCAAAGTAAGTGGCCTAAACAAATCTTTATTTACAAAGTCAGGCAACAAAACTCGAAGAGGAGCAATCCAATCCTCACGTGCTCTTTGCAAACACGAAGGAGTGAACATATCAGACGGTTTAATAATATGTTCAAGAGTAGCATTGAAACCTTTCCAATTAGGAAGTAATTTAGGTTTACCCCAAATACATGGGACCTTCATC